GGACTAATCGGTGCATCGTCTGCTGGGACAGTTTAGCAAGCTGGTTTCCCAGATAATGTGTTTGTATCAGGTTGTGGGGGTGGTGTCAATAAGGTGATTGTATTTAGCAAGATTATCTTTTTGCGTCAGCACTTGAAGATTCCAAGGTACGTGTAGCCCACATACAAAATCATTAACGAGGGGGATGATATGGTCAACTGCGTGCCGCTCTCCAGTAATCCTACTTAATTCAATTGCAAGACGATACTTAAGTCTTATCTCCATCTTGTGGGTTGCAGTAAGCCACTTAGGAGTAGCGTCTCTAAACCTACGCCTTCTAAGGCTAGTCATCTCTTTGTACATGTCGGGGTTATTAACCTTGTGGGTCTTCTTATACCGCCGTTTATCCTCATCTGTCCGTGCTTGCGCCCTAGCAATCACTGCTTCTTTATTGGCTTCGTAATATTTACGCTTAGCCTGTTGCCCAGCATCTGATTTGTTGTAATCGCGGAAGTACTCAGCACGAGTGACGTTAGCTTTCTCCCATTCAACCTTTAAGCACTCAACACATACACCTTTTGTTTTGCGTGGAGCTATGTGGCCGTACTTACAAGGTTCACCTGTGAAGTAATACTTAGCGCCTGTAGCCTTAGCTTCTTGGCGGGTTTTGGGTAGGTTTGTGGTGTCCAATTCTATCTCCTTAGTTATGACACAGGAAATTATAGGACAAACAAAAGGGGGCTGTCAACCCCCTTCTGCCGTTACCAGTGTGCTTGTAATTAAGCGCCTTGGCTACCGTAAATACCCAACGGATCGCTCACTCCAAACGAATAACGCTCACGAGCCTTGTAGCGAACGTTGCCCGTATCGAAATCGCCATCCATTGAATTTTGTAACGGTGTACGTACAAAATGCTTCAGGCCGTTAGGAACGTCGGTCGTAAGGAACCATGCGTTGGTATCGGTCAAGAAGTGATTGACCGTATAGCCTTCGGGGATCGAACCGTTGTTCTTCAGGGCGTTGATGTCGTTGTCGTTAGTACCGACACGGAGTTCGGTTTCTAACAGGCGGGTTGCCACGAACATCAAAGCAGGAGGAACGATAAGCTTGCGGGGCTTAGCAGCGATCAAAAGTCCACGTTCATCAGTCCATGCAGCGATCTGAATCACTGCGTTTTCTAACGAAGTTTCGTTGAGGTCCACGCCCGTAGCGGTCGTGTTGCTGTTAGTACCACCGGAAACCAGCGGGTGTGCTGTTGAGAACAAAGGCTGACCGTCGCCGTAAGTAACGCCAGACGAAAAACCATTATTCAATACAGCAGCGGCTTTAACCTGCTTGGTGTACGCCATCGACCGTGCAAGGGCTTTCGTGTAACGAGCAGACAGGCTGTCGTACAAGTTATCCTCAATCGCCTCTTCAGTGATCGAGAAGCCGTATGCAATGGTTTCGTGCGTATAACGAGCGGTCCAAGCTTCTTGCGCGTTGTCATAAGCTATGGCGCTACCTTCGTTTTTAACCGGAGCAGCACTAAAGCCTGACAGCTTGGTTTCCTCTTCAAACGAACGCTCGGAACTCTCGGTTTCGTAGATTTCCTTGTGCTCTTCGCCATACTTAGCATACTCCAGACCGAACAATGCGTTCAAGCCGGGGAGAAGCTCTTTCAATAGTTGTGCGCGTGAAATAGCCATTTATATTCCCCTATTACAGTCCGGTTGGGTTGTAGTAGGCATGACCACCATCCACGACAGATCCTGTTACGTTCGGTGCATTGAACTTAACAATAGCTTCTGGGTAATAAGTCGTACCACTATAATCAAACGCCGTATCCGGCACCAAGTCAACAATTCGCAAAGGCAAAGTTGCCGTTACAGCAGCGGAACTCAACAAAATAGCCTGTTGTGAATCGCCAGATGTGGTATTGAGAGTATTAGCCACCAAAGCCACATTATTGTTGATATTGGTGTAGGTTAGGCCCGTGGTCGTTGAAACAACCGTTGTACCTGTCACTACAGCAACTTGGAACAACTGATCAGGATCTTCGCAGACATAAGCATAGATAAAGGTGTTTGCCTTTACCGAAGTGCCACTAGTCCACGATTGTGACCAAGTCGGTTGACCTGTAACAGAAGAAACAAACTGACAGCCCAAGAACACACCAGCAAAGCCAGTAGCGGGGCCAGTCGTTGTTTCCGTGGTTACTGCAATGGTGCCGTCGTTAACAAACTTGACAGGGTCACCGAAACCAATGCTAGAAGCACCGGATGCGATACGACGCTGACGAGTTGCCCCGGCGAACACCTGACCACCGATCAAATTGATCGGCTTTAGCCCGTAGGGGGCTGAAACAGTCGGGTAAGCCATTTTGGATTAACTCCTACGATTGTTGATTACCGCGCCCAAATGAAACCGTGGTTTTGCGCTCTGAAAACAGAGGCATCCTTGGATCATTTTCACGCATGAAGTGATTGTCAACAGATCTGATTTGCGCTTCAGCTTGCTTTTGATAGAAGTCGTTACGCTGATTAACCATTTCTGTTGGCGTTTTGCACAGTAACAATCCACCCACCACAACATTATCTTTAAAACGAGCATTGTCATTATCAAGATACATCGAGATTTCGGGATGGTCTTCTGCGCGAACAGGCTCCCAACCTTCACGGATTTTGGATGACACATTGCGTGGGTCGGCTTGACCCAGCGTACTGACACGAATCCAGCGATAGGTATACCCAGCTTCAGGTGTAGGGTCAGGCAGCAGCGTGGGCGGTGCCCAGCTACGAGGACGCTCATCTTTAGCGCGAGTTTGTTGCTCACGTCCTGTGCGAGTTTCAGCTAATTTATTCTCAGCCATTTTGTGCCATTCCTTCCGCCACTTTTCGGGCATAAGCATCTAGAGGGATACGTAACTTCTTAGCAAGCGCCACCTGCGTTTGTGTCAGCGTGATTTTCTTCGGGGCAACGCTGCGACTTGCCGGGGCTACAACATTACTGCTCGTCCGTTTCGGTTTCTCCTCTGTCTTCTCTTGCTCATCAGAAAAGCTTTCGGGGAACTTGCTACGTACAGTCTTATTAATCTGCTCGTAATAATGCTCCGAGCTAGGATCAACGCCTTCTTCGACTAATTGTTCATGCAGCGCCAGAGTGAAGGCAGTCATAAGTCGGTTTGGCCCAAACCACCGATTTTGCTTTCGCCACGCAAGTGCTTTGGGGTCCGGCTCATTATCTGGAGCGGATTGTGGTTGCATATTTACAGGAATTTCACGTTCCTGTAAAGGAGGTGCCCTAAAGTTTTCAACTTTATCAAGCCTAAGCTTGGCTTGTGTCATTTCTTCCTGAGCTGCAACAATCTGATCAGCGTCACCTGCGTCATATGCGGCTTTATATTTAGCTCGTGCTTGAGCTAACGCATATTCAGCATTTTGTTTTGCTGTACCTACAAGAAGTGTCGTGTTGTCACCAAGATTTTTCTTGAGGTTTTTATTCTCTTCAATAATCTGTTGAGCAAACTTCAACGCCTCTTCACGTTCACGTAAAGCTGCTTCTTTAGCTCGACGCTCGTCGTGGTATCCATGCGACAACTTTTTAATTCGCTTCTGAACACCCTCGTCGTATTTAGAAAGCTCGTCATCAGTTACTTCATTGACAGGCTCATCAAGCGGTTTACGTCCTTTATCAGGATCAGGCGTGTCGTCAACAACTTCAATGTCAAACTCAACGTCGCCTTTAGCTTCTTTTTCAGGCTCACGTTCGTCTGGGAATTTATATTCCACCTTTTCAAAATCTGCCATATATCACCTCACGCACGTTGAATGCCACGGGGGTCTTCCACCACAGCTTCGACGGAATCATCGTTAATAATCCGAAACTCGCGGTCGTGAATCTTGATGCGAGTGCCGGTGTTAGCACGGGTAATAATGAAGTCCCCTGGTTTACACCACGGTCCCGTAGGGAATCGGTTCTGATCGGCGTACGCCATATCACCAAGTGCTACAACGAAGAGCACGTTACTTAGTAACTCTTCAAACTTGACGGTAGCGTCTGCTTTAATAATCCCACTATCAAACTTATTTTCAATGTTAGGTAAGGTGCAAAGAATCTTGTACCCCTTAACAATCGGCAATTGCTTAGCTTTTAGCTGAACATCTTCAATCACAGCTTGAGCTGCATCAGTCATTTTCAAATTCCTCATAACGTTGCACAAGGTCTTGTACTTCCATCCTTGCACGGCGTAGACCTTGGATTACACCGCACAAATTTCGATATTCAGCAAAGTCTTTAGCCGATCCTTCAGCCATTGCGTCACTTACTTCCCGCTCTCGTTCTTTGAGTTTGTTAAATAAGTGATCCAGCATTTGCCTTTCATAGGTCATTCAGTGTTCCTTTTTGTCATCACAGATTTAAGTAAATCAGCCTGAA